CCGTACATTACTTTTTTAACTTTTGCTCCGTCCTTGACGAACACAACAGACTTCTTTCGGCCGGACCCTGGTTCACCCTTGCGGATGCGACGAGGCGAGTTCAGCTCCACGTTTTTGCCACGGTACACAGCCATGCGCCAATTGTACTACAGAATCCCTGTTACTACCTGAGACGGGTGATCTGCTTTCTTCTCAATGTTTGCTGCACCATCGATTTGTGCCGGCTGTAACCCGTCCTGTTTCAACCGTTTGTAGGCGTCCATGTCTTTTGACCAGCGGCGTTCCGTAGCATCAATGTCGTTTGTTGAGATCTTGCGGGAAGGCATCGATGAGGCTGCGAATGCTACTCCTGCGATCCGGCAACCGAAACAATCATCTACGTCGAGGTTCGGGTGTGTTTCACGGTGTTTCATGGCTATGAAATATAGTCGCCGTAGCCTGCTGCTGTGAGTGCTGATGCTTCTGTGGCGTCAACTTCGTGGTCGTGACCGCCGTAGTAGGTGACGGTGACGGTGCTCCTGTCTGCTGGTTCGTTCTCTACATAGGTGCCGTCAGCAAGTTTGAAGATGTTTCGTCCTCGAGGTAGCGGTGCGTAGTGCCGTAGGAATGAGTAGGCGAGTCGTCGTTCAGCGGTGAACGGTTCTTGTACGTCGAAGTCTGAAAGGTTGTATAGGTTGTCGGTTGGGGGTGTGAATGTTGCCATCAGGTCACCTCGTATCCTGCTGCTACTAGATCGGCTTTTTCTTCTGCGGTCACAAAGTTTTCGTGTGCGCCTAGATAGGTTTTGACGACGAGGTTGTCGTTGCGTGGGTCGACGTTGGTGTAAGTGCCGTCGGTCAGCTTGTACACGTTGCGAGCTCGTACTCCTGGTGCGAAGAATCCGTAGAGGCGGTGTGCTTTTCCTCGAGGCGGGTATTCGGCAAACGGGAAGTCGTCTTGTGCGGGTGGCCTGAAGATGAGGCTTTTTGTCCAGGTGGCTGGGATGTCTGCCCCGGTGCCAGTGTTGGATGCGGTGCGTGGCGCGATGTGTAGCCCTTGCGAGCTGTCGGTTCCGGTGCCTGCTCCGGTTGCTGTGCGTGGTGCGATATGCAGACCGGTAGCGGATTGTGTGCCGTCACCTGAGCCTGTGGCTGTGCGTGGCGCAATGTGCAGGCCGGTAGTAGACGAGGTGCCTGTGCCGGACGCTGTGCCTGTAGCGAACGTGATGCGTACCTGTACGACGGCAGATGTGCCGTCGCCTGTGCCGGTTGCGGTGCGTAAATGTTTGTGTAGCCCGATAGCGGTGTCGCCGGTGGTTGCGCCGCCTGTGCCGTAGCCGGTGCGAAGAAGTTTGTGCAGGATCGCATTGTTTGATGTGCCTGTACCGTTGCCGGTTGCTGTCCGTGGGGCTATGTGTAGGCCGCTGCTGGTTGAGGTGCCTGTGCCGTCTGCTGTTGCGGTTCGGGGTGCGACGTGTAGCCCGGTTGCGTTGGAGGTTCCTGCCCCGTCGCCTGTGGCGGTGCGGAACGCGATGCGGACACCTGTTGTGGTTGATCCGCCGGTCCCGCTTCCGGTGGCGGTGGTGTCGATTGTGCGGCTGCCGTTGTATCCGGTGACGTTGGATGCGTAGGTGATCGAGGTGGACGCGTAGCCCTGGTCGAGGTCGATTGGGTCGCCGTCGTATGAGAGTTTTGTTCGGTCGTATGTGAGGTCTGAGTCGTAGGTGTCTACGTCTGCGGGTTCGCCCGAGTAGTCAATGTGTTCTTGGTAGTCGCTGGAGGTGTCGTATAGGCGTGCCATCCGCTACCTACTTAGAACGGTGGTAGTTGTGGCATGGGCGGGTCATCACGAAGATCGGTTGGTGTCAACATTTCGTGACAACCGCCACATTCGACAACATCAGGATTGCCTGCAAAGTTCCATTCAATCGCGTGTGATACGCACGCTTCATTAGTGCAAGTTACGGTTACCATGTCATGCCGCCCTGTACATAATGTTCCAAACCATCGCATCAGAGGTTGCCCATGTGAACGGAACATTTGCGGTCAAATCTGCGTATCTCGTATAAGTACCGCTTGCTAGTTCGGCTATCAACCTGACCGTTGTAGTGCCAACACTAATTGTTGTGCCTTTCCAAATGAACATGCTGCTATCCCAAAACAACGCATTGCCAGTAGGCGATTCAAACGTACTCGTAGCATTAGTAACGGGTAGCGCAATATCAACATAGGGAGCGACTGACGACGTTGAACCTAAACTTACCGAACCGTAGGTGTGAACAAAATCGTTTATTCTTGTGTAAAAGGTTTGAATCGTGCCGTTACCCAACGTCAGACCACCAGTTGAACTGGGCGTGTAGGCAGTGTAGGCACCGATGGCGTTCAACTGATAATCCAAACTGCTGGTGACCGCAGAACCATCCACACCCACCTTCGCCTCAAGTGCCTCCACAGCATCATTCAAATCAGCGTGCTGAGTAGCGTGAGGAACCGTCACAGAATCCATCGCATCAGTAGCAGACGGATTCGTAAACGAATCAAGCGACGACGGAAAATTAGTGGTCATGCTGGCACCTCAGGGAACTCGGCTGTCTCGGCAGGAACCCACGTTGCAGGGAAATCCCGTAGGGCTTGACGGTAGGTAGCCCATGCTTCTTTCTGTTCAGCGGTCAGAGGACTGTCAGGCATCTGAGTCCAATCAGAGTTGTTCAGAAATGCATTACGATGCCACCGCATCTGGCGGTCAAAATCTTCAACTTCGGAACCCTGCAAATTACAGATAACCAACATGCTTATCACCCTAAATCTATACAGTACAAAACTGGTCTTACTGACCCAGTAGATGCTCGGATATAAGAAGTTCCTGTTGAGGTTTGTCCATACAATTCCAACGTTGTTGTCCCAGTTGACCCAGCGGTGACAATACGAGACATGCTTAGGTTGCCGTTATCCATACTGGAACTAATCGAAACTTGACAGTTCTGAATAGAAGTACCCTCAAAACGCATGTAGGCGATAGCGAGCATGGATGTTGATGTTGCGTAAGTAAATCCAGAAAAACCACACAGGTAACGACGACCAGCAACCGTCGTTACACTTGTAGACAACCTCAATGTTGCTGTTGTTGTTAGGGCAAGAGATACTTGGTTGCCATCCTGACCAGCGAACCCTCTCGGCAGAGAACTGCCCCCGACCAGCACATCGCTTGTGGCATTGATGTCTCCGTTGACATCCAACGTGTACGACGGCGTGGTGTCGTTGATACCGACATTTCCAGACGAATCAACCGTTAAGCGACGAACATTGTTCGTCTGTAAAGCAAACGAGTGAGCAGTAGCAGAACCCACTGTCAAAAAGTTCCCAGAGTCAGCGGCTTTCATCCTAATGGTGCGCCCACCATTAGAAACTAAGTCAATGGCAGGCTCCAACCCCCCAGATGTTTCACCAAGTTGAAGAGTTTGACTAGGGCTGGTTGTGCCGATACCGACACGTTCATTCGCATCATCAATATGTAACGGTGCACCATCCAACAGGCTGGTTTGTACCGCTTCCATCGCATCATTAATATCTGCGTGCTGTTGATCGTGCGGCGGATTATCCAACGTGTCACCCGACGTAGGATTCGTAAACGCATCAACACTAGTAGGGAAGTTCGTTGACATCAGACAGCCTCCAACGCTTCAATACGAGCAGTCAACGCATCAATCTGTTCCTGCTGACGTTGCACCACGCTAATCAGGTGTGGCACTAGTCGGTCATAGTAAACACCTTCAGGTTCCGTCAAACACTCGGCCACATGGTCAGCGTCAAAATCGCAACCACAATCCTCTCCAGCACCAAACGACACCAACCGAGGGTCAACCTCAGCCACTTCTTCAGCGATCAAACCATAGTAAGACCAGCCTTCGGGATCGTGAGGTGACGTGGATCTGAACCATACGGGGCGCAAAGCGAACACAACATCTGCCGCAGACGTATCAATGTCCTCAACATCAGTTTTGTATTTTGCTGACGAGGTGGAACGGTAGAACGTACCGTTAGAAGAAATATAGACGTTTGCGGCGTTGGATGTTGAGAGTGCGTAGGTTCCTGGGGAACGCAATCCCCAGTCGTTACGACCAATAATCGAATAGTAAGTGCCGTTGTACACCGTAAACTGGTTGGTCATGCTGGTAGTCCCAATACCAACATCGCCATCTTTGTTGATGTACATGCGAGTAGCAGGAATCGAAGTGTTTGCCGCAGTTGTTGTGCGGAACGCAATACCGCCATCGTTATCGTTAGCACCACCAACATCTGAACCAAGACCGATAGCGGCAACAATCCCTCCGTCTTGGGAGTCCACCATCGTAATGTAATTGGTTTGATTTGCGGCATTTAACGGCGCAGACAACCTCAACAATTCGGTATCGCGTGAACCATTGATTTCTAAAGGTGCGCTAGGGCTGGTCGTGCCGATACCGACACGCTCATTCGTGTCATCAATATGCAGAGGCGCGCCATCCAACAGCGCAGTCTCAATAGCCTCAACAGCATCATTCACATTCGCATGCTGATCCGCATGAGAAGGCGACGACAACGAAGAACCCGACGAAGGATTCGTAAAACTATCCGCAGACCCCGGAAAATTAGTAGCCATCAGTCGAGCGTCAAAGTCAAGCTCGTAATCTGAAACGTATCACCAGCCGTCACAGCAGCAGACGAAGCCAACGCCCCAGACCACAAACAATTACCCGCCGACGCAGCATCCCACAACGACCAATGCGAATACGTCTCAGTCGTAGACACATTCGTCCACTCAACAGTCGCAGAAGAAGCCATCGAACCAGACGCAGCAGCATCAAACGCACACGACTTACGAGTTGATTCACCCGCAGCATTAGCCGTACCATCCTCACCAGGATCACCCAAATGCAACTGCAAATAAGCGGTCGTCACACTAAACGAAGTGCCACCAACCGCATCCAGCAACTTGTTCTCAGCATAATTAGAAATACTCATCATCTACTCCCAGTAGTCGTCCCACAATAATAGCACCCCAGAAACAGCGAAGCCCCCCGCCGAAGCAGGGGGCAACGCTACAGGAGTCAATCAGATCAGCTGTTTGCGCCGATGCTGGACGATGACTCAATACGACGGAGGCTTGCCTCACGGAAACGACCGTAACCGCCGAGCCAGTACCAACCGATTGGCTGGAAACGCTCGAGGGTGTCAACAACGGGGCCACGAACAATCGATGGGTTCGCTCCGTTGCCGTCGGTGATTGAGTGTGCCTTGGCAAGTGCCTGGCGTCCCATCACCAACGTGCCGTATGCGTCGATGGTGCCTGCGCCACCGGATCCGTCACCTGCGTCAGCGAAGAGAGGCGCACGGGGCGTCTCAATGAAACGGACACCTTCAAAGGCACCGATTTCGCCGTTGTAGATCATGTCGGTATCGACATAGACGTGTGGGTCGCGCCATGCTGCTGCACCTGTTTCAGAACGGAGGTCGTATGACACGTCTGGGTGGATGTAGCCCATGTACAGGCCGTTGAACGTTGGGACGTTGTCGCCACGGAGTTCTGCGGTCACCTTGCGGATGTCGTCGGCAGCGAGCTCGTCTTCAACCTGGATGGTTGCACGCGAAGTCGGGGTTGTTGAACCGCCGGTTCCGTAGTTGACGTTGCTTCCTGCTTCGAGGACGCTACGAACAACGCTGTCGATTGAGATACCGGCGTTGTAACCAACAACGTTGGCTGCGACGGTGTCGACATCGAGGAACGAGGTGCCACGGAGCTTTGCGGTGGTGAGAACGGCGTTACCGTATTCGTTCAAAGTCACCGACACCTGGCTGTCTGACATCGCAACTGCGGTGACGTCTGACGTTTCGGTGAGGGTTGACGTTGCTGCGGCAAGGTCGTTGAAAATGGTGAACGTGACCGATGAGCCAGGCATTGCCTGATTGGTCGGCTGAACGTCTGCTACTGCGTCGAACAGAAGCTCTGAACGCAATGCGAAGTACGCAATACGATCAAACGCCTGCTGGTCTACTGAAAGTGATGACTGCTCGGTATAAGCCATGATGGGGTTTCCTTCCGGGAAATGCCCCTGTTACGGGGCTAGATTTGTTGGGCTGCTTTCGCTTCGGCCAGCAACGCTTCTACCTCTGCCGCATTTTTTGCGTTAGAGATTCTCTGTCCCCAATCCACAGGCGGTTCGTTGGAAGAATCTGCAGCCATTTGCGTGGAACGATCCCACGTCCCGGCTTCAGCCTTCACCTGATCTGCTTGTGCATCACGGATGAGTTGTGCTTCGATCGCTGCTTCCCTGATTGCTTCAGCAGTGAGTTCCCCGTCGTAGCCCTTCATGAAATACTTGGTGATCGGAAGGTTCGGATCTACTCCGGCCTTCACGAACGCAAGTTCTCGAGCTGCGGCAGATGATTCGTCTGCTCTGGCTTTCAGTTCAGCGTTTTCGGCTTCTAGCTGTTTCATCCGATCGCGTAACGGATTACGGCCTTCTTGCTCTTCATCGCGGTCGATGTCGCTGTCCATGCTATGTACACTCCTTCGCCCAACCGTCACCCGGAGGCAGATGACGATGCTGCTTATACACCCTTGCGGGGTTCCTGCCCACCTTGGGCATCAGGACAATAGTAGCACAAACGTTATTGCAAGCCTGTTAGTTCTGCGCCTTGACCGGCGAAACGGCCACCTGCTTCGAACTGGGCTTGCCGGCGACGTGA